TTATTAGTAACATCTATAACTCCATCCTTTAAGAATTGTGATAATTCATTTTGAGTTGGATTTGTAGCGTCTGTAATACTTAATCCTGTTAATGCTTCTACTTGTTCTTCAAATGTTGCCATTTATCTCCCTAAGGCGCCCGCCCTCCTAGAAGAACCCATATCATTCCAGGAGAGCGAGCTTTTAGTTACTAGTTAATTATTAACTAAATGCTGGATCAGCATCAGCTGACAACACAGTACCAGAACATATCCAATTAGTTCCATTAGAATAAAAAGATAATCTAGTTCCAGGTTCAATATTGTCATTAACAGTGATTTTAGTATCAGTTCCATCTGATTGCACTATAGTAGTTCCTGTCCCATTTTGAGCAAGAACACCACCTAGCATATAACCAGCTTGAGCTTCAACTACAGTAGCTTGAGCATCACTAGCAACAGTCCAAAGCACATCTACTTGTTGATTAGCACATGTAACGGCACTTGGAATGTAAATAGTTTTAGCACCAGTAGTAGCTGCAGCGTCTACTGTGACTACAGTAATAGCACCTTTTAAATCACTAGGATTTATGTACTTATCTGCATCAACTTGAGAAACACTATTGCCTAGCTTTCCATCGGCAAGATATTCTAAACTATCACCATCTTTATTTTGTCCATAATAAGGTATACCCATAATAAGCCTCCTTATGACCAGATAGCGTGAGTTTCAGGACAAGACCATTCCATCCCCGCTTCTGTCAAGATTTGATCTACTCGTCTGTCGACCCCAGAGTTCTCAAGTGTTTGCACACCTACGTAGACTGATGTGTCCCTATTAATACCATTACCAACCAATGGTCTATAGGCACAATGTTTCATATTGATACCTAATATTTTAACAGTAGTTCCATCAAGATGTACATTACGTACAACATTCATATCACCATAAACTGTTGAAATAGTAGTAACATCAATACCAAATACTTTTTTCCTACCATTTACAGCAAAGTCATACTGACCATTACCATTATCTATACCAACACCTGGATTTGGAGAGCTATTACCTGATCCAGGTATAACTCCACCTATGTTATTAGCAAAGTATCCAGATAATTTATGCAACCAGTTGTATACTGCTGTAGAACAGAAGAATACAGTAGAGCTTGCATTATTATATCTAGGATCTAATAAAGCTGACATATCATCCAAGAAAGAATCTTGTGTTTTATTAGCTAAATTAAGGCTAAATACATTGCCATAAGTAGAGATGTAATTTACAGCTCCTTCAGTAGTGTTATATGTTGAGTTTTGATTACCAAACAGCATTGCTTGTTCAATATCCCATTTATGCTCAATCAACTTTTCTTTCCAGATACGTGCCCACTCATTACCTTCATACTTAAGAACTGTTGCTCTATCAGTATTATTCATCACTGCTGATGTTTTGAAGATTTGAGTTTGACCGTGACCTGTACTAAATGGCTGATCTTGCCATGTTTCGGGATATCCACTACCAGCTGCAAAAGCACTACCAACTACATAACATTTAAAAGGCTCTAGATCTTCTACAGCTGCTGCTTTACTAGTAACATTAGAATCAAATCCTAAGCCTGGCTTAGTAAAATCAGTAATATCAGTAGTTGTACTATTCATAAATCTAACTGCTGCTGCAACACCTTTTACGCATGTAGCATTTATTATAGCTTTATTTACAGTAGCACTTGCTGATGAGTTTACACCTTGAGTGGTTAAATCTACACTATTGATTTTCCATAATGTATATCCAGTTAATTCACCTACAGTATCAGGATCAGCTCCAGATGCTCCATGAGGAATTTTAATAATTTGTCCTGGAATAAAAAACTGAGGCTGAGTACCTTCTACACCTTCTGTGTAAGTAGCAGTTTGGCCATAAATATTTTGTTTATTACCATTGCTATCATAATCAGTAAACATACCAAAAGTATAGATATTATCAGCTACAGGAGTTACATCTCCACTACCAGCTGCAGTTGCAGGCACTGATGCGGCACTAGAATTGTAATCAGCCATATATGCATATCTTTTAGTGTATGAAGATCTTCTTTCAGTAAATTTGAAAGATGGATCATCCGTTGGCTTTTTAGCCACTTTGCTTAAAAATCGAAAGAACGGATCTTGAGCTAAGTTTAACTCTGATACCATATTACCAAAGTTATACTTTCTGCGTAAAGCACCAGTATTCAACTGGACTGAAGATTCGCCTCTCTCTATTGAACCAGAAGTATAATTACTCCCAGTTACTCCTAGAATATCAGACATTGTCTATCTCCTTAATTGAGTCCGAGATAGACTTAAATTTTATAAGCCTATCCGAACAGGTTATCTGCGTTATTATCAGTTCCAAGGATACTATCAAAGACTTCTCTGTCTGCTGATTTAGTTTCTCCTTGGCTGTTCGCTCCTGATGCGGATGTAGGCATGTTTCTGACATTTTTCATTTGATTAAGCATTTCATTCTTAGTAGCATTTGCAACATTAGTATTAGCTTTATCTCTATTTAAAAGATAATTAATATCATCTAATGTCATTGTATGCTGCTTTGCATCTGCTTTAAAAGCTTCAAAATCAGAATCAGACATATTATTTTTTTGTTTGAATGCTAACTCTTCTGCTTGTCTTTGCTTTTGCATTTGAAGTTGCTGAGCTCTTTGCTGTTCGCCTTTCAACATTTGTCCAACTCTATTCTGAACCATTTTATCCACATGTGCATTCATAAGCTTTGCACTATCTGAATCTGGATCAGTCATTGCCTCTTGTTGATCGAACATAAAATCTTCATCAAGTTTTAATTGCTCTTGAATTGATTTTGCAGGTGCTCCACCATTAACCAAATAGTCTCTTACATGTTCTACTAAACCACCATCATTCTTCATAGCTTCAAGAACAGGTACAAATTGTTCAACTTCTTTGTACTGATCTCTCCACTTAATAGCTTCTCTGCTACTATCTTTGTAGCGTGTTTCCCAATCCGTGCTATTATCGGGTTGGGCACTTTTCACATTCTCGGAGCCAACTTGTTGATTAACGTGGGTTACCTGATCGGGGCCACTATCTTGTTGGGTTACCTCAGTGTCTTGAATACCACCATTTACGGCATTCTCTAGTTCATTAAAAAAATCTTCGGAGCCTGCGCTAGATGATGATTCTGCATCTTCAAACGAATCTGCTGTCATCCCTATCTCAGGGTTACCTTGATCTTCTTGTGGGTTTTCTATCATTTTATCTCCTTTTTGATAAAGTCAACCTTCGTAGTTTATTTATCTTGCTTACTATTATCCAAACTATTTTTATAATTTTGTAATAAATCACCTTGTCTAGCCTTAATTAAGTCAGCATTATTACTTAAAACATTCTGTAAAAGCTTTTGTTTAGCTTCTGTTTCAGTATAGCTATCTTTCATGTCAGACTTGACTTCCTCTTTTTTCTTATTTATTTCAACTTCTGCTTGCATAACTTTACCTTTGATGCCAGCTTGTACCAACTGCCTTTCAAGCGTCTCAATAGTGCCATCTTTGTCTTTAACAGCTTCGGATAATTGTTGTACTTGTCCTTGTAATTGTGCATATAGTGATTTCCTTTTAACAATATTTTCTTTATTCTTAAGATCAGTTTCAGCTAATACAGCTATATCATCTACTACTCCTAACTGTAATAAGCTTTTTAACTCTTCTAAGTAAGCCCATCTATTAACAGGCATTGTAGAGCCAGAAACTACTCTTATATCATATTTACCAGCAGCTATATCCATTGACTTGCCTATAGCTTCTCCCATATCATTATAAATAGGTACATTTATTTCACTAGTCTTTCCTTCTTGTATAGAATTTGGTTGAATTAATCTAAATCTTTTATTGGCTGTATATGTAGCTTGACAAAAAGCTAACACCATAGTTCCTAATTGTTTTAATGCTGGTTCTATAGAAGTATGCATCCATTGTTTAATTCTTCTTGTACCATATTCATCTAAAGCTAACATACCTCTATATGTTTCACTAGCACCACCAGAATCGCCCATCATAGAGCTATATATACCTGCTAAATATTCCATATCATGCTTACCTTCTTGTACTATTTGAAAGAAAGCATTAGCTAAAGGAGCAGGCATTACAGGCGTAGGTTTTTCTACTCCTGGTCTAATAGGTAATAAAGCTCCAGGTGCAGCTGAGTATTTTTCCCATATCTCTGCATCTAATGAACCTTCTTCATACATCCATCTTAAAGATGATCCTAATGATGCATTATGCACCATAATTTGATGTGCTTTATTTATTTCTTGTTGCTTACCTATTAAAGGTGCTACTGCACTTATAGGGAATGGTGTTCCTGTCCATTTAAAATGAAATGGTACTATAGGATACTCTTTAATAGTATCAGGCAGTGTATATTCATATATAAGCTTATCACTTGCAGTACAAGTTTGTTTTATTCTTGTATCATAGAATTGTATAACATCTACTACATTATTAGCAATAACAGGATCTTTCATTAATATCTTATATTCTTTTTCTGTTATTATTTGATTTTCAATCTTAGATGCTTCTGCTTGTAGCTTACTCATACATTCTTGTTGATAAGAAGCTATTTGATCTGCCATCATTTTTTGAGCTTTTTCCATTTCAAGATTATATCTTTCAGGTAACATTTCTCCAGACTGAACAGCAGCTTGCATCTGCTT